AAATTTTACATCAAAAATTTTCAAAAAATTTCTCCAGAAAAAAATTCTCCAGTAAAAATATTTTTCTACTGGAGTTTTATTTTAGCTAATTTTTAATAGTTTACTATTTGTTTTTGTTCCTCTTTACTCATCTTATAAATTTTAAAACTGCTGCAACTTTCAGCTAGTTCAGGATTAAGACAATTAAAAGCAAAATTATATGGATCTTTATCAAAAGACTCTGTCATCTCTTCTTTATCAAGATATACACTAACTTTTAAGTCAGTACCTTTTTTTGTATAGTCAAGACCAACTGCATCAACTAACTCTAGATAATCTATATCTAAAGTGAAAATAACTTTTTTTAATTCTAGTGTTTTCATTGTTTTAAATCTCCTTAATTAATTTGTTTGTTTCGTTTATATAGTTGCATGCAGATTGAATGCCTACAGAGCACCTATTCTCAACCGATTTATTAAGACCTGATGACAGGCCGAAATAAAAAAGGATTGATGCTATTAAAAGCAAATAGTAAAATTGGAATCTCATTTTTTTGTTTTCTTGTTGATGAATTTTCTAATTAATCCTCTGGTAAAACTGGAAAGATTTCTCTCCCCAGTCTCAGAAAGTACCAATGCTACATATTGTGAATGGAGCTCTGGTGGAAGTGTTACCTTAATTTGTAATTGCTTAGTAGTTTTCATTACTTGTTAACCTCGCTATTTAAGTTGTTGACTAGATAAGCTGCTAGCTCATCCTTTAGACTGTCATCTTTTGATTGTTCGATCTTGTTAACAATAACCTTAAAAACTTCTGTTAAATAATCCTTATCTGCTGAGTAGTTAGAAGACAGCATTTGAAAACTAGAAAGAATGTCTTTCTTAATTTGCTTATTACACAAATTAATATGCAACACTTTTGATTCGTTACTGATATCTAAAAAAGAACTATAAGAACCAAATGCAAAGTTAACTTTTAACTTCTCTGTTTTTAGTGTTTGTGTGTCCTCGGTGGGAAATAAATTGAATGAGTTCATTTCTGGTATGGAAATAAATAATTTTGTTATGTTTTCATTTAGCAAGATCTTAAATTTAAGAGATAGAAATAATAATTTACTAATCTAAGAAAATTAACTATTCCTAAGATCAAAATTTGAGAGTTTACTAAACTTAATTTTATTATACCAAAAAATAGTAAACAAAACTAACAGAAGGTACAAATAAATTATTTCTTAATATTTTTATGGACTCCAAGTATTTATTTATTACTGCTATGGACTTCTATGTTCTGTAAGTATTCTGTATGGACTTCTAAGGACTTCTTTTTACTTCTTAGGTCTATTAGTTCATATAGGTCTATTTTTTGGACTGGGGTGTACTTGCAGTATATTTTTTATTTTTTGCTCAGGTGGGGAACTTAAATATATTCTGGTTAATTTTTTGGTTCTACTTTTATAGAAAGTTCTGGAGCTTGGATATTAACTGTTTCTATGGATTCGCCAATAACTTTTCCTAGGCTATCGAGAATTTGTGCTGCGGTTTGAAGTTGACCTTTTTTGACTGCTTTATTGAATAATCTGATACGCATTGCTTGGAGTCTTGGAAGAAGAGCTTCTCTATCTTTTTCCCAATCTTCGTTATTCCAAACTTTAACTCTATCCCAATCTAACCAGGCGGTAGTTTCAGAGATATTTTCTATGGAAGCGTGTTCTATAACTAATTGGCGAGTAGTTTTACCTTCGAGTTGTCTAGCGTATAGACGTTGGGAGCGTTTTAGGACATCTGATATTGTGGATCGAGTTCTTTTTTTAGGAGGATTAGCGAGAGGATTATTTATTATGTTTTCAGGAAAAGTAGAGGAAGCCACAGACTTGATCTTTATAGTATTTAGTTGAATGATAACTTAAAAGTGAGTAAATAGGCTATAAAGGAGGGGTATGAGTTGTATTTTTTGTTAATTTTATGGCTGTAAGTGAAAAAAAGAAGAGTGAGATAAGTTTGAGATATGCTCAGGGAGAGGTATTTAATAGTGATAAGAGATTTAGGGTGCTGGTAGCTGGAAGAAGGTTTGGAAAAAGTTATTTATCTTGTATTGAGTTATTGAGAGGAGCTATAAATCGTCCTGGAGAAGTTTATTTTTACTGTGCTCCTACTTATCGGATGGCAAAGGATATTGCATGGAAGGAATTGAAGAGATTGACACCGAAGGTGTGGATTCAAAGTAAGAATGAAACTGATTTAAGGCTGGAATTGATTAATGGATCAACTATTGAATTGAAGGGAACTGAAAATGCTATGGCATTGAGAGGTAGAAGCTTGGCTGGTGTTGTGCTGGATGAGGCAGCATTTATGGACCGAGATGTTTGGGCTGAAGTTATTAGACCTGCATTAGCAGACAAACAAGGATGGGCACTGTTTATTAGTACACCAGATGGAACTGCGAGTTGGTTTTATGATATGTGGTGCTTTTGTGGTGAACAGGAGTGGGATGACTGGCAAAGGTGGAGTTTTACTACGATAGAGGGGGGTAATGTAGCGAAAGAAGAGGTTGAAGCTGCCAGAAGTCAATTAGATGCGAGAACGTTTAGACAGGAATTTGAAGCAAGTTTTGAAAACCTTACTGGATTGGTTGCTGTTAGCTTTGCTGATGAGAATATTGATAAGGAAGTGGCAGATTTACACATGCTTCCTTTGTTAATTGGGCTGGATTTTAACGT